TCGCCAACCACATATGCCCCCGGCGTCAGGGGCGCCGTCGTGCGCGTGAGCTGCCCGCCGGACACGGAGAACTGCCCGTGGTAGGCCCCATTTGGAGCACTGATCGCCAGCGACGCGAACGACGTGAGGTCAAGTTCGCCGAGGAGGATCGAAGACACCGCCACGTCTCCCTTACGGGATAAAGCGCTCACGAACCATGGCGTCGCGGCGAGCCGGAGCATCAGGAGATCACCACAGCATGGATCCCCGTCGCGGTCGTCCCTGTCGCCCTAACCCGCTTGACGCCGCAGAGAATCCACCCGAAAGCGGGGACGGCGACCGTGCGCATCGAGCCCTTCTGGCTGACGAATGAAACGTCGCCCGCCCCCTCGATATAAAGCGCGATCGCGACGTCGGCGAGGTCCGCGTCGTTGTCCGGCGTCACCGGCGCATAGTCGATTCCGGGTCCCGCGATGCCGATCGACCGGGTGTTGAAGGGATTCGTCATGTCTCTCTCCTCAGAGCTGCGAAGCGGCCAAGAATGCCTGGGGGAAGTTCTGGATTTCCAACGCCGCGGCGAGCGGGGCGAGCGCCGCCTCGCTGAAGAACCGCCCGGTCCGGGCGCGGATCCGCGTCTCCCCGTCCGCCGCGGCGAGCACGGCCTGGACGGTCGAATTCTGGAGACCACCGGGGAAGCCGTTCGCGTCGAGCCAGACCTCCAGCTGGGTGTTCGTGATCTCGATCCCGACCGCCGGTTGGACCTCTGGCGCCGGGTTCACGAGATCGTTCCCGACTTCCAGCGCCCCGATCTGCACCGTCTCCGCCACGAGCGGCAGCGGCCCGGCGTAGTCCGCCGGAACGTCGAGAATGTTCACCACCACGCCCTCCACGATCACCGCCGCGCGCGACATCACGCGTACTCCCTGATGATGATCCGCCCGGCGGTAGGCACCCCGCCGGCCCGCGTCGTCACTGTGGAGACGATCACCGCCCCGCCGCCGCCGCAGCCGGGGCCGACCGCGCTCCGCCCCGCCACCGCGTCCGGCAAGGCGGTGACTGTTGAGCGGCCCTGCCCGCCGCCATCCCCGCCGCCCTTCCCGGAGACCGCCCCGGCGGCGCTCTGGATCGTCTTTCCGAAATTCCAGCCCGGCCCGCCCGGCAGCGTCCCTGTGCGGAACTCGGTGTTGACCTGCCCCGCAGTCGAGGTCGCCGGCGCGGCGCGGCCCTGGTGGATAACCGAGTTGAAGCCGACGAGTCCGCCCTCGCCGCCCTTCGCCGTCACCGTCACGCCGCCATGCGTGACGCTCGTGTTCCCGCCCGCCCCGCCGTCGGCGGCTATCGCCGGGGCTCCGCCCGCGCCGACCGCGAGCGTCGATGTCAGCACCCCGCCGAGCGGGCGGCGCCAGCGCACGAACTCGCCGCCGTTCCCGCCCGTCCCCGCCGCGGCGTCGTTCGCCGTCGGCGTCGTCGCCCCACCGCCCGCTCCGCCGCCTCCGAGCATCTCGAACTCCGCAGCCGCTGCCATCGCGTGGTGCGAATGCGAGCCCGTGACGCCGACGACCTCCCGGATCAGCGCGCCGGGCGCGAAGCCCTCGCCCGTGATCGGATTGTATTTCCAGAGAATGTGATCCTGCGTCCCGTCCCACAGTTTCAGGAGCAGCATCGTCGCCGTCGTCGTGTCCACCCACATCTGGTTCGCGTCAACATAGGAGGGACGGGAGGCGCCGGCGTGGTTCGTCCGCATCGCCTCCTGCATCGAGGCGATGTTGGTCAGGAGCTGGAGCCCCGTCCCGCCCGTCATCGTGAAATTGTATTGCGCCATGAGATCTCCCCCTAAACCGCGCCGTAGCCGTTCGCCTGCCAGTTGATCGTCCCGGCCTTGGCCGCGCCCGCCGCGCTTCGCACCGTCGCGGTGAAGCCCGTGACGCTCTCGGAGGAGGGCTCAGCGTAATCGCCCGCCGCGCCGCCGACGACCTGGAGCACGACGCCACGAACCGCGCGAAACGCGCGCCCGTAGCCCACCGCCAGCCCGCCGGAGCCGACGGAGACGCCGCCTGCAGCCTCGATGCGGTCCGGCATGTCGATCACCGTCGTCAGCGCGTCGAGGAGGACGCCGACCAGCACGCTCGTCACCTCGATGTCGAGCCGAATCTCCGCCGCGCGGAGCGTGTAGTCGCCCGTCTCGAAGGGCCGCCACTCCGACCAGACGGGGAAGCCCGAAGGGTCGTCCTCCGTCGTCCGGATCGAGAGCGCGAGGGACCATTCCGCGTCCGTCACGCCCGTGACATCCTCGATCGCCGCGACATCCGGCCAGTTCGCCACCTCGTCGCCGCGGGCGAAGCCGCCGCCCGCCAGCTCGACCGAGACGCGCGCGGTATAGACCGCGCCGAGATCGGGCGGCGCGAGGGTGTAGGCGCCGGCCATCTCGCCATCGTTGAGTGTGAGATCGCCCAAGACGACGCTCGTCGCGCTCTTCGTCCCGAACCAACCGGGCGCCTCGTCCTGCGTCTCAACCACATTGACCGAGGCGAGCGCGCCGAGGCCGGAGACGAGCGTCGCCGCGGTGGCGGAATAGATTCCGAACGGGCTGACCCACTTCGCGAGATAGGTGCCCGGCGCCGCCGGCACGGAGGCGAGGTGCCCCGCCACCTCGGCGACCGGCGTCGCCGTCTCCCATGATGGCGAGGATGCGCTCGTCCGTCGCACCGCGAGCCGCGCCTGGAAGGGCTCGACCGGCGGCGCGACGCTGAAGACGGCCGCCGCCCCGTCCGCCCTGATCCGCGCCCCCGTCGGCCCGGCGGGGCGGCGCGATTCCGCCTGGAGCGAGGCCGTCACCGCCAGCGGGGCCGAGGCGGCGGAGAGCCCGGCGAACTCCGCCGAGATCCGGAACTCGTTCAGCCCCGGCGGCAGCCCCTCGAACCGCGCCCGCGGCTCCGGGCCGGAGACCGTGGCCAGCACCTCGAAATCCCCGTCCGTCCGCTTCCAGCGCACCGTCGAGCGGACGACCTCGCCGAAGGGCGGTGGCGTCCAGGTCAGGAGCGTCACCGTCTTCGCCCCGCCCGTCCCGGACTCGACCGTCTCGGTCACGACTCCGGAGGAGGGCGCGAAGGCGCGCGGGTCGGTCTGGCTTGTCAGTCGCGGGGTCCAGACCGGAACCGCGCCCGTGTCGGCCGCGTAGATCTCCGGCGCGTCGCGCGCGAGCGTCAGGTCCACCGTCCCGTCCGCCCGCAGCCGCTTTCCGCGAACCCGCCAGGTCTCCGTCGCCCGGTCGCCCTCGCCGAAGGTGAAGGCGAGGCCGGCGACGGGAGGGACGAGCGTCAGCACCGGCGCCGTCAGCGTCACGACGCTGGTCGTCCCCGGCGCGTCCGTCACGATCCGGCTCACCGGCGCGTCGGAGCCGCCGGTGCGCCAGACGAGGACGTAGGTCTTCCCCGCCTCGATCTCGACGTCCTGGTCGAGCGTCACCGAAAGCCCGTCCACCGCGACGATCCGGCCCCAGGCCTGACCGACGCGGATGACATCATGCGCGAGCGAGACCCGGTCGCCCCGCGCCAGCTCTAGCGCGCCCCAGTCCGCCCGGACGCTCGCCTCCTCGCGCCGGAGCGTGATCTCGGCGAGGGAGTAGCGCGCGAACTTGAACGCCTGCGCCGGGTCGGTGACGCCGGGGAACTCGATCTCCTCGATCAGCGTCGCGTTGCCGGCGTTGAAGCCGTCGCCGTAGACGACCAGCTCCTGCTCGCGCCAGTCGCTCGTCCGGTCCTGGAAGCGGACGCGAAAGCCCTGCGGCGGGTCGGGATAGACCGTTCGGAGCGCGAACCCGGCGGAATTTGCAGGCGAGAGGAGATAGCGCGCGCCGCCCTCCTCCTCGTCCCAGAGCACCGAGTGTTTCCCGCCCCGGAATGTCGCCACCGCCCGGCCCGCCGCCGCGATCTCCGCGAGGACCTGCCGGACGCTCTCGCCCCCGTCGATCCGGCGGGAATAGCGCCAGCCCTTTGATGTGCAATAGGCGTGCCAGCCCTGCAGCGCATCGAGGTCGATCTCCGCATCCGCCGCCGGCTTGGCGAGCGCCGGATGCTGGAGTGCGAGGCGGAAGAGATCCGCTGGGTTCTCGCTCTGCTGCCCGTCCACCCAGGCCGCGCCGTTCCAGGCCTTGCCGATCGAGGCGACCTCGGCGGTCAGCGTGTCGAGCGCGCCGGAGAGCTGCCCCGTCGCGCGGATCTCGACGAAACTCATCGCCGTCGCCCGGTCGAACCTGAAGGGCCGACCGGACTGCTGGCTCGTCATCCCCGACCATACCAGCGTCTTCACCCAGTCGGTGACGCCGCCCCTCGTCCCCTCGTCCGTCTCCCGCCGGACCTCAACCTCCCAGACCCCCGCCGAGGGGAAGCGGAGATAGAGTTGCTTCCGCCGCGGCTCGTTCCGCAGCCCGTTGATGACGTTCTCCCCCGTCCCGAACGCACCCGGCGGCCAGGTCGCCGTCGTCCACGCCCCCGCGCCGTTCTCGCGGAAGCGGATGCGGAGCTCCGCCGGGTTATTCGCGAAGGCGCCCTTCTTCGTCAGCCCGTAAAGGCCGGAGGGCGCGGTGAACTGCAGCGTCAATGCCTGCGAATCCGGCGCCGTGAAGCGGGAGACGGCGACGGACTTCTCCAGATCGACCGCGAGCGCGACCTCCACCACGTCGCGGTTGTAGAGCGGATGGAATGTCGCCGCGAAGGCGCCGTCCGTCGCCGTTTCGACCTCCTCGAAGCCGGAAAGCGGCGTGTCCCCGATCCGGAGATTCGAGACGGCGAGCGGCCCGACCCCGTGGCAGAACGCCGCCTGCAGGAACTGGTCGGAGCCGCGCAGGAAGGTCCGCCCCGTCGCCGCCACGTCGGGCGCGGCGCGGACCCGCCCGAGGATGACGGGAACCTGCGCCCCCGGCCGAGCCTGGTTCCGCGCCGAGGTGAGCGAGGCGAGCCGCCCCGGCTGGTTCGGCGCCGAGGGCCGCGCCGGCGGAAAGAGCGCGTTCAAAGCGAGGTTCGCCGCGAGCCCGGCGACAGCGGTGAAGGCGACAGAGCCGATCAGCGCCGCCGTGGTCGAACCTGCAAACCCGATCGCGCCGGCGAAGGCCGTCCCAACCCCCGGCGCCGCGAGCGTGATCGCGGCGGCGGCGGCGATCAGCGCGACGCTCCGGAACACGTTCCCGCCCCGCGGCGCGGCGGTGAAGACGACGTCGGCCTTCAGCCGCACTCGCCCCCACTGCGCCGCCGGCACGAAGGCCCCGCCGACGAAGGCGAGCGACCCCGGCCCGACCTGCACCAGTGCCGCTGCCTCCGCCACGCTCGCCCGCAGCGGCACGGCGGCGGAGCGGCAGGCCGGCCCGAAGGCGCTGGCGACATGGGCGCGGACGGCAGACATCAGACGCGGCCCGCAGCCCGGAGTTGAAAAGTGACAGCCCCGGACGCCACGCGCCTCCACCAGGTCGGTTGCGAAGGCGTCGTCAGCCCGCCGATCCGGGAGAGGAGCGCCGCGCCGTGCGCCGCGTGGGCGTGGAGCACGAGCCCCCCGCCGGCGTAAATCCCGCAATGGCCACCCCCGGACCGGGCGCCTGCTCCCGGCCAATGCGCGACATCGAGGAGCTGCGGGCCGGGCGCCGCCGTCCAGCCGTGAACCTCGGGCGCGAGCGGCTCTGTCCCGTCCAGCGCGGGGAGTGCGAGGCCGAGGAGATCGGCATAGACCATCCGCGCCAGCCCCCAGCAGTCGAACGCCTCCGGCCCCCGCCCGCCCGAGGCGTAGGGCAAACCGACATAGCGGGAGAGGTCGATCATTTCAGCGACTCTCGAACAGACCGGGATATAGTCCGGGCCGGAAGATCACGCCGCCGAGCGGCTCCGCCGCCAGCGTCTCCGCGGCCAGCTCCAGTGTGATCCGCTCCCCGTCCATCCCGACGACGCGGGCGGCGAGCGGCGGGAACGTCTCCTCCGGATTGTCGAGATCCCGCGTCGTGAAGACGGCGACGGCTACGCTCAGCGGCCCGGAGAGCCCCCGCAGCGCCGCCGCCACGTCGGCCACGCCCCCCGCCGGCAGGGTCCAGACCGGGAAGGTCAGCGTCGCCGTCCCGCCCCCGCCCTCGGTCTCCTCCGGTGGTTGGAACTCGAACGGGAGGAAGAGGAAATCCGCCCCGCCGCTCGTCACACCGAGAATGTGAGGGTCGGTCGAGAGCACCGAGATCGCAGCCCCCGCCAACCGGATCGGTCCGGCGAGGCCGGGATGGGTGATCGTCACCAACTCGAACGCGACCTCGCCCGAGGAAAGCGCCTCCGCCTCGGTGCGCGCGGCGGTGGTGAACGTCACGGCAGAACCTCCAACGAAAGCCTCACCCGCCAGATCTTCGGCGTCAGGAAGTTGGGCGCGGGCGCGGCGGCGAAGCGGACAAGCCGGTCGGTCCCGCCGCCCGGATCGAACATCAGGAATGCGAGTGCGCCGCCCGAAAGCGTCGTCTCGAAGAAGGTCTGGAGCGCGGTCAGCTGCGTCGTCGTCAGATGCATCTCCATCGCCTCTACCCGAATCGCGGCGGCGAAGCGCGCGCGTCGCGGCGCCGGCCCTCGGTCCGTCGGAAACTCGGTGAAGCGGGTGGCGAAGCCCGGCGCCCACGAGCCGAGGACGTAAGTCTCCGGCAGCGCCGGGGAGACTGCGGACCACTCTGGATGCGCCATCAGCGCCGCGCCAGCGCGCCGCGACGGTCGAGCGCGCGCCCGGTCGCCGAGGCCGGGTCCATCGCGTTCCGCGCCGTCACCTGGTCGATCATGATCTCCATCGTCCGCCCGTCCGGGCTTGCCTGTTGCGTCACCGCGAATTGCCGGTCAGAATTGATGACGACGTTGACGACCGGCGGCGCGGCAGGGGTCGACTCGACACCGAGCCGCCCGCCCGGCCCCCGCTGCAGCGGCAAGATCGCCTCTGGCCCCGCCTCGCCCATCAGCCCCATCCCATGCGGCATCGGAAAGACGGTCGGGCGGGAGACGATCCCGCCCTTCGCGAAGGGGACGACGTTTCCGCCGGCGAAGACGTTGCCCTTCGCGCTGGCGATCGGCCCGCCTACCCCGAAATTCGCCGGCGGGGCAAAGGCGCTCTGGAAGATCGAGCCGAACGGTCCCGCGCCGAACGCGCCCTGGATCGCGAAGTTCGCCAGCTGCACCGCCACATTCTTCAGCGCCTCGGAAAAGGAATTAGCCTGCAGCACGCCCTGCGTCAGCGCGTTCCCCACGGCCTCGACATTCCGCTTCGCATCCTCCGCCGCCCGCGCCGCCGCCGCCGAGGCGTCCGCCTTCGCCCGCTCCGCCGCCTCCGCCGCATGAATCTTCAGCGTCAGCGACTCGGTCGCCTGGCCGTAGGCCGAGACGGTCTCCCGCAGATCGTCGGTGATCGGCTTCCCGTCCTTCTGCGCGGCGGCGTAAAGCTCGTTCTCAAGCCG